CCGATATTTAAACTAACTGCTTGCCCCAATGCGGACGTTACATGGGATGAGCTGATGGAACAAACAGCAAATTATTTTTTAATAACTGGTAATGCATTCCTAATTGCGACCGGCGCGCCGAACAGACCACCATTAGAAATATATTGTCAGCCCCCTCAAGGTGTGACAGTCACTTACGCAAAAGATGGTTTCATTCTTACTTATAATGTGGGCATTCAAGGCATTAATTTAACATTTTCACGCAGAGAAATTAACGGCGTATTCCGTTATTTCACAGCTGATGGCATGAAGGAAATCTGGCATATAAGAACATTCAACCCTTATACGCAGTACTATACCGGCATGGGGATGGCACCATTAGCACCCGTATACTTTGAGCTAGAACAGCATATAGCGTCATCAGTGCATAATCTATCATTGTTAAAAAGGGGTGGTAAATTATCTCTATTAATTTCTTTTAAACAAGAAATGTCCGACGAACAATTCGCAGATATGCAAGAGCAGCTACAAAATTATTATTCTAGTGAGAATAACGCAGGACGTATTATGATTGCCCCTCATGAGGCAACAGTTCAAAATATGGGCATGAATAATATTGATATGGACTTTTTAAGCCTTAAGAAAGAGGCAACCATGGCAATATATAATGCGCTTGGTGTGCCACTTGCTATCGTAAGCTCTGATTCAATGTCATATAATAATATAGAATCTAGCCAATTGAGACTGTATCATTCTGCTGTACTGCCGAATGCTAAGAAAATTTATTCAGAGTTAACAAATTTTTTAATGCATCGCTACCCAGATTTTCATAATGTAGATTTTAGTTTCGATCCACGTGATATTCCTGCGCTTGAGTTTAACAAGGCTGAAATTATCAAACGTAAGAAAGATTTAGGTATTTATACCCCTAATGAGCTGCGCGGCCTGGAAGGACTGGGCGCGATTAATTCACCTGGTGCAGATGCTCTTTATATACCTAGCAATATTTTCCCTATTGGGACTGCGCCTCAACAAGGTGCCAATGACATCACTTTAGCTGAAGATGAGGCCATGGATGATGAAGTGGCAGCCGATTTATCGCCTGGTGAAATCGACCCTTATGATGATGACCAAGTAGAATATCGGGTTAAGCGACGCGAGAAATATACGCGGATATTGAGGAATAAGAAAGACGATCGCGGTCAGCCTTTATTTCATGATCACGAAATTGACGCACTACTAAAAGAATATGGACTCTAAAACATTTAAACTAACGCGCGCTAAACGAGAACGAATTACACGCCAAGCGGTACGTGATTTAGCCAAAAAAATGAGCCTTGAACCGCAGCTCATTGGCAGCCTTAAAAGATTTTTCAAAAAAATAGCTAAAGATGCTAAAGCTAACTACATATCAAATAATGTGATGCTATCCTTGACCCCTTATCGAAATGAATTAACTAAAATATTATTCAATCACTATATGAGAGTTTATCGAAACTTTTCTAGCAATATGAGGAAAAGCAGTAAACTCTATAAACATTATTTGCTAGCCCATGAAATTAAAAAAGATAATTCAGTGCAATATACAATTTCAATTGACACAACAAGAACTAAAACAGAGACGGCAGATATAAATGATACGGTTGATGAAATGATGCAAGATAAGGCTTTACAAGATAGCTTAGAGCGTGCCGATAAACAGTCAGGTTATATTATTGAAACAACAGAAAAGCAGTTAGAAGAAGCATATTTTGAGGCAGAAACTAACGCGGGTGAATTTGGGGATGAAGCATCGGCAAAGGATATAGCAAACACTGCAACCGAATCTTTCGAATTAAAATCTACAAGCCGCCCAAATGAAATCGCCATTACTGAAACTCAAGCAGTAGCAGAGAAAGCAAAATATGAAGAGGCAAATTCTATATCTTCTACATTACACGCTGACACAACAGGCTCAATAGATACCGGCCCTAGCGAATTTGTTAATCCATTGGAAGATGTAGATAGAGAGGCATTGTCAGGATATACGGTTAAATACTGGGTGACGATGGCTGATGATAAAGTTCGCGAGGCTCATCTAATTGCAGAGGGTCAGGTGCAATTTGCAGATGAACCCTTTACTGTAATGGACGAGGAGTTAATGCAACCAGGTGACACAAGCTTGGGTGCTTCTAAAGCTAATGTTTGTAATTGCAGATGCACTGCTGTTTATGAATATATAGAGTAATTTTGACTTATCCAGAATTAAATATATATTTAGAACGTAACACAGGACATTTTGCAATTGAAAAATTATTTCTATTCTTCAGATTCAAAAGTTAAAAAATATCTAGGCATTCAGCCTGGCGCATCTATGCAAACAAAAAACATGTTGTTTACATTATCTAGTGACACAAAGATAACAAAACGCAAAGATGGTGAAATATTTATTTTTGAAGGTTACGCAAGTACAAGTGCCCTTGATAGAACAAATGATGTTGTGTCACCTGATGCTTTTAAAAATACAATTGAAAGACATAAGGCACAAAATAATCGTCCTATCCGAATGAAATATCAGCATAACTCGATGGAATTAATCGGAGGTTTTCCGATTGAATTTGTAAAGCAAGATGCTCGCGGGTTAAAGGTGCGTGGTGAAATAGATATGGGCGTACAACGTGGCCGCGAGGTTGCGTCATTAATTCGTAATAAGTTTTTAAATAATTTGTCTATTGGTTTTAATGTTATTGATTTTGATATGGATGGACAAAGACGTATTATCAAAGATTTAGAATTATGGGAAATTTCCGTAGTAGACGAGCCTATGAATGTTGAAAGTGAAATTATGTCATTTAAAGGCGTTGTGCCTTCGCATGATTTACCTTTAGCGCCAGACACTCACGTTTGGGATAAGCGTAATGCAGAAATGCGAGTACGTAAATTAACGGGTAGTGATGCTGAAGCATCTGCGAGTTATCGTAAAGCGTTTTTTTGGTTTGATTCTGCGCGCGCTAAAGATTTAACGGCTTACAAGCTTCCTTACGCTGATGTAGTTAACGGTAAATTGATGGCTGTTCCCCGCGCCTTATATGCCGTGGCTGCTGTTTTGGATGGCGGGCGAGGCGGGGTTGATATTCCTGAGTCTGATAGGTCTAAAATTAAATCACAAGTTGAAAGGTACTATAAAAAAATGGATAAAGAATCCCCATTTACTAAGTCAATGCATAAATATACAGCGCAAGAATTAAAGGCAGCCTTGGAAAATCCCAGGCTTGCTGAACGGGTTTTCAAATCAACGGGTGTTTTTTCTGGGGATGCGGCTAAGTATTTAGTCCGTGTTATTAGCGATGCAAAGCGTAAATCAAGTGCCATGGCGCTTGAAAGCGAATTTGAATCAGGCAAAGATTTAGAAAGTGGGGATTATATGCACGATGATATGGAACAAGAAGAGCGCGGTAAGAAACGTACTCGTAAAAAAGATCCAGAAGATCATTTAAACGATGATGGCATTATGGGTTTAGCTGCTGGTTCAAATGGTGGCATGGGTAAACGTAAAAAGAAATTACCTGCTGATAGAACCGGTATAGATGAAGAAATTGACGAAGAAGAAGACAGACTAGCGCCTAAGAGTAAAGCTTCTTTTGACGAATTTGTTGACGAAGATGATGACGAATATGAGGATGAGGTTGATGCTATGCAAGACCGTCTTGCGCCTAAGCGTCGTAAACGTTCATTTGATGAATTTGTTGATGAAGACGACGAAGGCTTACAAAATGAAGTAAGCGAAGATGAGGGGCATAATAAAGTGCCTAAACGTCGTAAAGCTCGCCCAGGTTTTGACATCGAAGAAGACGAAGACGATGAAGGTTTTGAGAATGAAGTATCAGAAGATGAAGCGCATAACACTGTGCCTAAGCGTCGTAAAACTCGTAAGATTGATAATGTTAGCGAGCATGATTCTGATGAAGATTGGGACGATGAAGACGTAAAAGATGATGACGACGCTATGGAAGAATATGACGAGCGTAGAGATAAAGAAGATTATGGTCGTGGTCGTAAGGCTGATGCTGACGAAGATGATGACGGTATAGATCAAACAATGGCTAAACTTAGACACACTCGTAAATTAATGAAAGAGTTACAATCTATGTTTAGCGATGGCGATTATGTTTATTAGTGTGTATTAGGTAACGAACGTTTCGCCCTCGTGATGAGGGCAAATAGATTAAGGGTTGCGTGATGCTGCCGTGATTTACAGTTCGATAATTTTTATTTTTAAATTTTATTGGAGTTAATTATGGCAGATCATATTGCTTATGAGGTTAACGCCCTCGCCAAACAGATGCGTGATTTTCACAAGGAAGTCAAAAATTCTGCTTATGG